GTAGGACGCCAGCGGTCTTCCTCCATAGCGAGGCTCCTGTTGTTGGTCTGGAAAGTTACGTGATCGGCATTTTTCCAGTCAACAGAAAGCCGAACGTATAAATAGCGGTGAGGAGATTTGGAATACCTTCTCACCTTACACCATTTCATGTTGTAAACCTTATCTTGCGGAAGTCGGGTTGGAAGTAATTCCAGCCCGATTTCTTTTGGATACCGTCTCAGCAGTTGCCACCTCCATAAATAAACAAAACGCGAGGACACTGTATTGAAACGAGACATTATCAATCCGCCTACCGAATGGCTTCCCAGAACCCAGTGCTTTGGAGGCGAAGGGTCAGGAGGCTCAGGAGGCGAAATGAGTTCGGCTGCCTCGGCCGCAGCTGGAGGTTTTGGCACCAGCCCAGCAGGCGAGTTTGGAGGCACCGGCTCCGGCAGCAGCAGCGATGGTAACTCCGGTGCTGGATCAGGTGCAGGAGTAAGCGGAGCCGCCTCAGCAGCCGCTGGAGGTTTTGGCACCAGCCCAGCTGGCGAGTTTGGCGGCGCTCCCAGTGGAGCCACAGGCAGCACAGGAGCGGCAGCTGGTGAAGCTGGACGCGGCGGACCTGATCCCGAACAGCGCAGACGCGCCGCCGTTGCAACAACGCCCCAGAAACGCGCAGCCCAGAGCTTGGTGGACGACACTCTGGACGAGGAAGAAGACGAAGACAGTCTGGTAGTGCAGCGCGGCGTTGCCCGAAAGGTAGGCGGAGGCCTGTTCTGATGGGCGGCGTAGTAGACGCAATTTTCGGCGGTGGTGCACCCGAGCCGGAACCTGTTCCCAGTCCCGAAGAAGTTCAGGCTGAACAGGATCGCAAAGCTGAGGAAGAAGCCGCTCAGCAACGCATTGCGGCAGCCAAAGCCACCAACCGCCGCAAGCTCAACTCACCTCTTACACAAGGACTGGGAGTGGAGGACGACACGACAGATTCAGAAAGTACCCAACTGTTCTAATGGCATACAAGGAAGAAGAACTAAAACGCATGCTCAAGCATGCACAAAGTTTGAGAGCTACCCACGAAACCGAGATGGCAGACGCCTATCGGTACACTTACCCGGCTCGCGAATTCAACATTGCTCGCAACACGAACGAACTGCCTGACCGCACCGCTATCTGGGATAACACGGCTGGCGCGGCAGTTCGCAATCTGGCCACCAACACTGTTCGACTACTGATCCCACAGAACCAACAGTGGGCAGAAGCCAACTGGCGCACTCGCGAACTGGAGCGATTGTTCGCCAGTCAGTATCGACGCGAACTGCGCCAACTGAACCTGGACCTGCACAAGCACTTTGTAGACAGCAACTTCTACATGGCCACCAGCACGGCGCTGATCGACGCCATTGTTGCAGGCACCATGTGTCTGATGTTCGTGGACATCCCCGACCAGCCACTGGACTACATGGCTGTGCCCATCGAGCAAATCTACTTCCTGGAAGATCATTCAGAGCAGGTAAATGCCGTGTTCCGCGAACACGAGCTAGAAGCCCGCAACGTGGTAGAGCGTTTCCCCGACGCACCCGAGAAAGTCACCCAGCAAGCAGACGAAAACCCCACTCAGAAAATCTGCATCATCGAATGCTGCTACCAGGACGGCAGCAAATGGCAGTATCAGGTCTACACCCGAGACGGCTGGGACAAGCTCACTGAGAGCAAGAGCGATCATAACCCCTTCGTAATCGCCCGCTGGGAAAAGAGCCTGGGCAACGTCTGGGGCGAAAGCTGGGTGCGTGCAGCCCTGCCTGGGATCCGCACCGCCAACGGCTTGGTCCGCAACACCATGAAGTTTGGCGAGTATGCTGCCTTTGGCCTGTGGCAGACCGACGACGACAGCTTCAATACCGAAAACCTCCAGGACACGCTAACGCCCGGCAACATCGTCATTACCGATCAGAGCATGCCGCTGGTGCCTGTGCAGTTTCCCGGCAACTTCCAACTCAGCCTGGAAATGGTCAACGCCGAACGCGGGCAGATCAAGAGCCAGCTGCACGACACCAGCCTGCCCAACGACGAAGCCCTGAAATACATGACCGCAGAAGCCGTCACGCAGAGGCGTGCCGAGTTCATGCGTCTAGTGGGCGAACCTGCTCAACGCCTACAGCGTGAGTACCTACAGCCCATCGCAGAGCAAGCCCTGGACCGTCTGACCCGTCGCGGCGATCTGAACGTGTTCAGCAACGCGGCAGTCAAAGCCCTGGGCGTGTCAGGACTAGAGACACAGGCAGACCTATTCCGCATGGACGTAAACGCTGCCGTGGCTCGCGCCAATCGAATGGCCGACACGCTGGATAGCATCAACGCCTTTGTGCAGCTGGCACAGATCGTGGGCCCACAACAGCTGGCCCTGCACGTAGACACCGACATGTTCACACGCGAGAGCCTGGAGGGACTGGGCTTCCGTGCCGACCTCCTGCGCGATCCCCGACAGGTCGAGCAAATCAAACAACAGCAAGCACAAGCCGCCCAAGCCGAACAGGCCATGAGCGCGGCACAGGCAGCAGGCGAGAGCCTGACAGAAGCACTGGGCAAACAGCGTCCCAGCACTGGCCCATTCAATAGCCAGGTCTAATCGAATGTATAGGAAACGAAATGAAACTAACCCCAGAGGAACGCCGAAGTTTGTACCTACAGGTTTTCAACACTGATGCCGGTCAACAGGTGTTGGCCGATCTAGAGAGAATTGCCAACAGCAACCCAGTGAACGGAGCCAATCCCGACTCCAATGCTGCGATCTACAAGGTCGCACAGCTGGCACTTATTCAGACCATCAAAAAGACAATGGCTAGTCCAAAACGAAACTAAAGGAAAACTGCATTTATGAGTGACGAAGCAACCACAAACGAACCAACAGATAAGCAGCCACCAGCCGACACAGCCGCAAGTTCACAAGCTGCGCAGACAGATGTCAGTAGTTCTGACACCGCAGAAACCAGCACGCCGGAAACCA